AGTTGGAGAACCTACCCAGTTCAGTGGGTGGGAGATGTGCCCGTCAGGCCGAGGGCCATGCGCGGCGAGAGTCCGCAGATGAAGCAAAGGCGCAGGTCGGAACTGCACGGGATGTTCCGGCAGTTCGTCTCGGACTACTGGCCCAGGTTGGTGGCGGAGCATTCAGATGGGTATGGTCCTTCCGATGCCTTGCACCCCCACCAGAGGTTATTCAACCACTATGGCGACATGCGTCTGCCGGACCAGTATTCGTCCCCCACCCTGGCGGAGATCCGCGCGGTGGACAACGGGGAGGAACTGTACCGGGCGGCCTTGGCCAACCGGCGTGACCCTGCGCCCCGGATGATGCTGTCAGACCTGCTGGAAGAGTCCGGCAACAACAACGCCGCCAACTTCTTCCGCAATACCCTGCCCCGTGGTGCTGACGGCCAGTTGCGGTATGCCAAGGGCGATTCCAAGAGTGCGTTCATGGGGATCAACATCCGCGACTCTGACGATGAACCCTTCACCGACTGGATCCTTGACGGCAAGAAGACTGTCGAGACTCGCGGGTCAAACAGCTTGCACCCTTACCTGGGGAGGCGTGTGGGCATCATCCGCACCCGCAAGAAGTACGACTCCGATGGCCGCCCGTTGGATTCCCAGGCGCATCTGGTGGGTTTCGCGACCATCCACCACGAACCTGTGGAATACAAGACCGCAGAAGACTTCCGCGCCGACGAGGACCGGCATCAGGTTGCTGAGGGGTCAGATTACGACTGGAATGGTCACAAGTGGGGTTATGCGTTGAAGGGTGTCTCACGTCTGAAGACACCCCGTCCGGTGGGTAAGGGCGGAATCGTCGCCCGCAAACTGAACTACGAGAGGGCAGGTGTCATGCCGATCCGTTACAACCGCAACCCGTTTGAAGTTGTGGCTAAACCACGCAACGATGGACTCTTCCGCTCGATTGCCAACCGGGTGGGGGCGTTTTTCTCACCGATGAGCGCGGCCTTGCGTCAGGAGCGTGGCAACGCGGCGGCTGCACAAGCCTCCACCATGCTCCAATCCTCCGCGGCCGCACCACCGCAATCACCAACGCCCGGCATCACTGCTCCCGGTGGTGCTGATAACCCCGCAGTGGTGGACGCATTGTTCGCCCACCCATCGGTGCGTGAGCAGGTGCGCCGCAACAAGAACTACACCCAGCAGACCCGGTCCCGCAAGGTGGTTCCGCTGATGACGGCAGAACAGTCGGGCCAGCAGAACTCCTTCTGCTCCCAAGCAGGTCGTGACTTGGCAAGCTGCAAGGATGACGGACGGCATGGACCGGCATGATGTCTTTACGAACGGTAGGACCGTAGGTCTGATCCGTTCGTGCGTACCCCCCATCCCAAATCCGGTTTTCACCGGAAGGGAGGGAGGGGTGCCGGTTGCATCCGACACCCCCAGGATTCATCCTGCTGCACCTGAGTGGAACCGTCCGGGGCAGGAGGACTCGTGTGTCCCCCACGGGTTCCGGCGGGTCTCCCCACCGCATTGCCCGGGGGCTTGGCCCCAACGGTTCCGTTTACCTCAGGCCCGGGGCGTTTTCTCGCACCCCGGCTTTCCGGCTGGCACACCGACCTTACTCTCCCGGACCGGGGGGCTTAGCTTGCCCCTGCGCGGTTGCACCCGGTTACCTCGTCTCAGTGACCCGGTAACAATCGTACCCAACAGCTGAATCCTGTCAACAGGTGGTTGTCGGATGATTGTTGAAATAGGGCAGGGATACAGGTATATCTGAACACAACTTAACCAGCATCGGAGATGCCATGTTCCAGGAATACCGCCGCCGCGAGGGATTGACCGATGTGTCCACCCTGCTCCGGTTTGACAAAAACCAGCCTAGGATCCCCTCAAAGGCTGAACTGGACTCAACGCCTGAACCGGTGACTGAGGCGGGCCAGAAGGCCAAGGAACAGGCTCAGGCAAGGGGTGGTTCAACGGGCTTGCCTGCGGGTGGTCCGGGTGGCAAGCCAGACCCGACTCAGGTCACGCCTGCCAATTTGGCAGCCGCCCCCGGCAAGGTGGTATCTGCCGCGGGCAAGATGGTGCCGGATGCGGTGAAAAAGGCTCAGGTTCCATCTTGGTTGCTGCCAGTTCCCCCGGGTTCAACGGTCGGGGATGTCTCGCGCGGGATGGTTGATGGCCTGAACCCCCTGCCTGTGGACACCTCCGAGGGTGCTACCGAGGGCGATCAGGCGGCCGCCATGGCGATGGGCATGATCCCGCTGCCGGGCCTGAAGCAATTAGGTTCAGCGTTCCGCCGTGGCAGCAAGGGGTTGGTAAACGCCACCGAATCTGCCGCGAGGGTGGCCGGAAAGAACCTTCCGACTCCACCAGTTTCCAGGGCACGACCACAGGGGGTGCTGGAGCAGGACTTCGACGATGTTTTGGCCGGGAATCCTGCCCCGGCAGCACCCGCAGCGCCCGTTGCTCCGCCCAAGGAAGACTATGGTCCCCTGTTGGGCCTTGATTCACCGATGGGCAACCCTTCCGACTATGCAAGGCCTTCAGGGTCTCCACCTGCTCCTCAAAAGGGCCTGATTGGCAGAGCTACGGACAAGCTGCTCGGTGAGGTGCCACAGGGTTACTATGATCCGAATGCTCAGCGTTGGGTTGACCAGCGTGGGGTCTTGCCAAAGATTGAGCGTTTCACCAGCATCCCTTCTCGGGTGGCGGGCCTTGGTACTGCCGCCGTGGCTGGAGCGGGAGCCGTGGCCGGTATTCCCACCGCCCTTAATTACCTCGCCCAGAAGCGAGATATGGATGCCCGAGACAGGCCACCAGACCCGACCACTCCGGAGGGGAAGGCCGCTCAGGAGGAGTTCCGCAAGCGCCAGGAAGGTGAGCGGATGGAGGGCCCCAATGGTCGCGAGGCGGTCGGGGAGCGCAACCAGAAGCGAGTGCAGGATGGTGGCGGGCTGGCCCCAGAAAACAAGGAACTTGACAGGATTCTCCAGCGGTTTGAGGACCAGTCAATCAAGGAGGTTGGTGCCAACTACAACAAGGCATGGATGGACCGGGTGAAAGGCAAGATACGCGACAAGATGCCCCTCACGGCAAGGGAGCAGCAGGACCTGAACAACATTATGCGATTCGCCGGGGAGGGCAAATGACCATGAGCAGACTGATTCGCTACCAGATCAACCCGGGTGTCAAGCTCCCGGAGATTCCCCGCAAGGATGATCCGCCTGCCCCGAAGAATCCGCTGAAACCCAAGGATGAGGTCGGGCCGTTCTTGGACGGCAACTGGCCACGCCAGTTCCCAGGGCCGGATTCCAAGCTGCCCAAGCCTGTAATACCACCACGCCAAAAGGAACCTGACGGAGGCCGCGCCGTTCAGGTTGAGAAGAACGCCCCCGAGGAGCGCAAGGCGGCTCCCGGCCGTAAACCGATGGAACCACCGCCCCGTGGTGTGCCCCCTCAAATGCCTGGAATGCCCCGCGTGGCCCCAGCCAGACCGATCCCGGCCCCCAATAACCAGCCCCCCGGGCGTGGTGCCGCCCCTGCTCAACAGGGTCCGCAGGCTCAGCAGGCTGGCCCGAACGGCTGGAAAGAGGGCAAGGCGATTGACATGGAGGGGGACGACTTCCTCGATGTTGGCAAGATTGCTGGCTTGTATGACAGGCGGGTCGGTGAGTTTGACCAGCAGGATGAGGCCACTGCCGTCGAGCGGGGTGCCGACAAGGGCACCTTGGCTGTACTGAAGGGTTCCGATGCCCAGCGTGCTGCCCGCACCGGCCCCAACGGTGAGGCATTCACCGATGACATGCTCCGGGCTGTCGATGGGTGGGCTCAAAACATCTACAAGGGGCGCAACCGCAACCCTCTGGAGGTCAAGACCGCCCAGGAACTGCACAAGGTGTACAACGCCGTCCAGGGAATTAACTCCCGGCTGGCCGACCCGAACCTTCCTCCGGACCAGCGCAAGACCCTGGAGAACAACCTGAGTGGCTTACGCGGGACCATGCGGTCCTATGTGCATTACGCCACCCACAACTTCATCGTCCGACCCGGTTACGCCCGCTATGGGCAGGATGGATCCCTGGAGTTCAAGAACCCTCAGGGCGGGTTTTCCCGACTTCCGCAGGGGCAGGACGCAGCGTGGTTTGCCGACCAGAAAAAGGCCTATGGGTGGCAGGCAGGGGAGCAGTTCGTCCCCCGCCAACCGCAGATGCCGAAGGTTCCCAAGCGTGATGGCGCGGCGTGGCAGGACGATAATGGCAACCCGATTGACCAGAAGAATCCGGCCAAAATCGCTCAAGATGTGATCGGCCAGCGCAAGGCCGCCCTGGGTGATGATGGCCCGGTGCTGGGGAACAATGGCCGCCCCATCATCGGGGCATTGCCACCGGTGCAAATGCGCCCGGGTGACAACGGAGCGGGTGGTGGTGTACGCAACATGCCGCCCAAGATTGACCCCAGGCAGCGTGGCGGGATTCTCCCCAACGCCGACATCGACCGGGAAGAGGCCCGGCTGAAGCTGGACATCTGGGAACGGGAGCAGGCCAAGAAGCGCCAGGGGAAGATCCCCCCGGGCATGAAGGTGCCCGACCCGAACCAGCCCCGGGACCCCGCCCAACTGACTCCACGGCAGATGCAGATCATCGGTGCCGCCGACATGGGTGGCCGGATGCCTCCAGGGGTGACCCCCGAGGAGATCGCGGAGGCACGCAAGGCCCGGGACCGCGCCAACTGGCAGAACGCCCAGCCCGGCAAGGTCCGGGAAAAGCCCAAGGACCCCCTGGCACCCCCGGCCAACGAGGCCCCGAACCGCCAGAAAAACGACCCGCTGAATGACCCGAACGCGGGCCGCCAGCGCATTGAGAAGGCCGAGGCCAAGAACCTGGTGGATGCCATCCAGGGTGGCGAGGCCAAGTGGCACCGCAACCAGATCGGGGAGCCGTGGCTCCAATGGACCGACCCGGCGACAGGCCGGACCCAGTCCATGTCCCCCGGGCGGGTGAAGCAGTGGCTCCAGGACCACCCGGAACTGGGTGCCAGGATCAAGATCCCGACCAACACCAAGGAACTGAACCAGATCCTCCAGGAGCAGGAGGCCCGGGAAAAGCCGAAGGACCGGCCCGCCAGCGCCCCCGCACCTGCCCAGCAGCCCGCAGCGCCCGCGGCCAAGGCGGGTCAGTGGAAGCAGTACGACTACGGAGGCAACAACAAGGGCTGGATGTATGTCCTGCCCGACGGTTCGGGCATCTCCGAGTCCGAGGCCGCCAAGCGGGGCATCCAGCGACCCCCCTCCAAGGGCGAGGTGCAGCTTTCCCGCCGGGGAAAACCCCTGCAGTTCAGCCAGGGGGCCATCCGGCAGGCCGCCCAGGGCCTTTCCGGGGCCAATGTGTCCAAGGGTTCGATGGATGTGATGACCCGCTACCTGTCAGACCTCGCGGAACACGACCCGGACCGGTTGGGCAAGATGCTGACCACCAACAAGGTTCCCGAACGAGACCAGCACTACAAGTGGCTCGACAGCCTGGGGGAAGGCAGCGTTGACTTCCTGAAATACTTGGCGGGAGGCCGACCAGCAGTGGGTGGACCTGCGACCGGCAGCACTATGCCACCGGCTATCAGCAAGCTTTCCAAGTCTATCCTGACCAATCCAATGGCCTATCGTCGCAATCTGCGTGACCTGCACCATGAACTGATTGAGGCGGGCATGTACCAGCCGGGGACCCGCCCCATGTGGCCTGACCGTGAGCGCCTGATGGAGGTGGCGGGCAAGCTAAAGCATATGGGAAGGCACGGGGAGATGGATCAGTACCTTCAGGCTGTCCAGAAGGGGCAACCCATGGTGGACCTGGAGGAGCAATCCAGCCCGCAGGTGGCACCACCTCCCCAGCAGGCTGAAGAACCCGCCGAGCCCTGCCACAACTGCTCGGGTGGCCTCAAGGAGCAGGTGGAGCGACTACAGGCGAGGGGCATCAAGCTGGCCATCCCCAAGGAGATGGACTGCAAGCCTTCAGCCAACCGATTGACCCCCACAATTCAGCCGATTCGGCCCATGGGACCTGCTCAGGTTCCGCTTATCGATGATTAGCCAGATATAGCATCAGGCTTACTGGCAGACACGCTATGTAAACCTGTAAATACCTGCTTGCGTACCAATATCACCCGGCGTTTGACTTACGCCGGGTGATTCTGTTTATTGCCAACTGTTGTACCCGTATAGTCGGTCACTTTCGTACCGGCTTACTGATATCAACAGGTGGGCAACTCAATGACGACCGTCAAGGGAATACTGCCGCCCGGTGAGTATGTCACCCGTGAGGATGTCTTCGTCCTTGACCCCCACACTCTGCGAACTGAGGCGGGCGAGAAGATTCTCGATGTGACGGAGCGGATGCTCCAGAAGATCGCCTCCAACCAAAACAAGCGAACAACTGACACGGGTGACGCAACTCCCCTGGTGATCGGCCATACCCGTGACGGCGAGGACGAGCAGTCCCAGCCCGAGGTGGTCGGTTACGCCACCGGCTGGAAGGTCAAGAAGTTCTTCAAGACCGGCAAGCACGCCCTTTGCGCGACTTTCCACATCTTCAAGCGTTCAGTGGACAAGGTTCGCCAGTACCCACGCCGTTCGGTGGAACTGTGGGTGAACTCACTCACTATCGACCCGATTTCGCTGCTGGGTGCGACTACCCCCCAGCGTGACCTGGGACTTCTCAAGCTCTCGAAGGACGGGAGCGGGAGCAAGATCGTTGCCTCAATGGATGACTCAGGAGAACTGACCGTGGATGAAAACACACAACAGATCGTCGACGCGGTGCTGGAGGCGATCAAAAGCACCGATGTCTGGCGGTTCATGGAAAACCAGATGAAGGAGCAGGGTGCCGAAGCGGAATCCGCTGGCGGTGCCGGTGATGATTCGCCCTTGGGCGGCGGCGCTCCTCCCGGTGGCGAGTACGACCCTTCCGGCGAGGCCGGAATGATGGACGCGCTTGCTGGCGGTGACGCTGGTGGCGTTCCTGGCCCTGATGACGAGGCCATGCAAATGTCGGCTGCCGGGGCACCCGGTGGTGGCAACACCTTCCCGCCCGGCATGGGTGGCATGGGTGGGGAGGAAGAGTACCCCAAGAAGTTCAGCAAGATCTCCTTCCAGCGGATCGCCCGCGAGAACCAGGAGATGAAGTCCACCCTCAACGGTCTGGTTCTTCGTTACCGGAGAGCGGAGCGCGAGAAGCAACTCATGGCCTTGGAGCATGAGGGTTACATGCTTGACCAAGCCGAGGAGATCGCCTTGTGCGAGACCCTCAATGACCAACAGTTCAACGCCCACCTGCAACGGGTGCGTTTGCGATACCAAAAGGCCCCAGTTGGCCAACTCCCGTACCTGGAGCATTCCGCCCAGGTGAACCGTGGACGCTCCCCGAACGATGTCCGTTCGGTCGTCGACACGGCGATCCAGATGGGTATCTCCTACGAGGAAGCCCTCAATCGTTCCAGTTCCGCCCGCACCACCTACTAAGGAGGGTTTATACCCATGCCTCTGAACAATCCCGCATTTCGCGCCGCCGGAAAGATCTACCCGAGCCGGTTCGTCACGATCGATGGTGGCACAATCGCTGACTTCACCGTCCTGCAAGCCAATGGCGGGGGTTCCCCGCTGATTGGTATCTGCCAAGACGGCAGCAAGTTGGTTCCAGGCGTTCAGGCCCGGACCACCGCTGACCTGTACGCCGCCGATGTCAATGACCCCATTCAGGTCTACGGCGAGACCGATGTTTGCTTGGTCTGGAACGGCAACGCCGACATCAAGGCCGGTGACCTGCTGACCGCTGACGCTGAAGGACGCGCCGTCAAGGCCGCCGATGGCGACTGGGTTGGAGCGATTGCCCTCGAGCATTGCAAAGCTTCCAACGCGGTCTACGGCAACCTCTGCCGGGTGCAGGTCAAATTCCTGAAGGGTGGAGGTGTCGCCGCTCCCGGAGTTGCCGGCGCCCCGACCGTCACCTTGGTGAATCCATCCGAGGTTTTCGCCAACAGCGGCGTGAAGGCCATCCAGATCCTGGGCACCAACTTCACCGCTGACGGCGATGTGCTGGTCGATGGCGAGTCAATGGCCGCCAAGGGCGAGTACCAGTTCGTCGGTGCCACCGAAGTCCGCTTCGGTCTGGACACCAGCACCCTGACCTCCGGCGTTTTTGTTGCCGTCACCCTCAAGGCGGCCGGTGGCGAAGCCCCCTGCCAAGTCCAAGTCAAGTAACCCAACCCATTAAGGAGTCTGACCCATGCCAAGCGCTTTTCCATCCGGCAGTAACACCTTTGTCCCGTCATTTGATGCGACAGGGGAACTGACTGTCGGCTTCGCAAAGAACAGTCGCGACTTTGCGATCAACAAGTACATCAGCGTGACGAATGTCAAGAAGACCGCTGGTTACTACTTGCAATTAAACACCGAGGCTGCGGCCCGTGTGACTGACCAACTGATCAACAGTGCAACATGGCACGATGGTCAGGATGCCCCGAGCGGTGAATGGGAACGCGAAGCATTCGAGTTCCGCCAGTACGCCACCCAACGCTACGCGTTCCCGTTCCGCATCGGCTACCGCGCTGCGGACCAGGCAGACTGGAAGATCGTCGCCAGCCACGCCGCAATGGCGGCCCAGCGCGCGATGACCAGCCGGGCCAGCCGGGTGGTTGATGTGTTGCAGGCTCCCGGGGCTTTCCCGGTCGGCAATGACATCACCTGCACTGCTAACCAGTCCCCCGAAGGTCAGACCCCCAGTCTGTTCCTCAACGGTGGTGACTCCGGTGACCTGAACCAAGGTACATCAAAAGGCCCAGCCCTGAAGCGTGCCCTGAACTGGGCCGCCCGCAAGGTGTTGCAGAACACCATGGGCGTGGTCAAGAAGGACGACCTGTCCATCGTGATCAACCCGAACGTGGCTGATGCGTTGTCTCGCTCGAAAGAGTTGCACACTTACCTGAAGGAGTCGCCAACCGCGCTTGCTCAGGTGCGTGGTGACAGCGAGAGCATCAACGGTGAGTATGGTCTTCCCGACAAGGTCTACGGGTACAAGATCATCATCGAGGACACCGTCAAGGTGTCTCAGAAGAAGCGGACCGGTCGCAACCAAGTGATCGACCCGTTGAACGTCCCGACCGAGGAGGGATTCATCCTCGGTGACAACCTGCTGATGCTTGCCCGCCCAGGCAAGCTCTCGGCAATCGAGGGACAGCAGAGTTTCTCCACCTGCCATATCTTCGCATATGAAGAGATGACCGTGGAGCAGAGGGACGACCCCGACAACCGCAGGATCTCCGGTCGCGTGGTCGAGGACTACGATGTCCAGATCATCGCCCCTGTGACGGGTTTTATCTTCCGCAACTGCATTGGAGGCTAACCCGCAATGGCATACGCCACCCCGGAAGAACTGCTGATCCGCTACGATGCCCGCCGCGTTGCCGACCTTGTGTCGGACACTGGGACGAGGACTACGGATCCGGCCAGCAGTCCGGTGGTGGCGGCGTGCCTTGAGGACGCTTCCGGTATGGTCGAGTCCGCCTGCCGCGTGGCTGGCAGGTACACGATCAACCAATTGGTCAACCTCCAGGGTCACACCAGGTTCCTGCTCACCAGGCTGGTGTGCGACCTCACCTATGGCTTGCTTGTCGCCCGCCGGGGTTATTCGGCAAATGACATGAACACGATGGCCCCTCAGTACAAGGGCGCCCTCGACATGCTTGAGCAGATCAAGCAGGGTGACCGGATATTCGACTATCCGGGGACCGACACGCACAATCCTGACGCGGGCTCCTCCTGTGGTTGCAGTTCCTGCACCAGTGAGATTGATTACGGCAGCGGCCCCCTGATTTACGGGCCATGCGAGGCCAATGGCGCGAGTTGCTCCGGGTGCGCTAGTTGCGCCGGACGATCCGGACCTTCTGAACCTGTCTACACCGCGGCTGAGGCGGGTTACAAAGTTATCGGCATGAAGACCTACACCCAAGGGGTTCACACGGGGCTGGATCTGGTCGGCAGATCCCGCAGGCTTTGGGGCCAACGGAACATGACCTAAGGAGGGTCGATGGGATTACTCGACCTTCTGCGCCAGGTCACCCAACGGGTTTACCTGCCAAGCGTGGCCAAGGAACATGTTGTCGCCCCCTACGAAAAGGCGGAGGCGACCGCTTCGTACTCCCACACCTCGGGGTACATCGTTCTTCCTGTCGCCTACATGGAATCTGGTTCCTCCGGGAGCGGTTCTGGGGCGAAGGAGACCTCGGTAGCCATCCGTCTGCATCAGCCCATCACAGTCAAGTCTGTCAAGCACACAGGCAGTCGGCACGGCCTGTTGCCTGAGGTATTCGAGCCAAAACCTGGCCAGTATGTCCGTGATGACAAGTCGGTGGTCCTTGACGTTGCCCGGTCCATCTCGGCACCGGAGTTCGGTGCTGGTGAGCATCATGGCGCGGCCTTCGCGGTTGCGGGTAGCACCACCATCGTCTTGGGTGGTGACCTGCCCCCGGCCATGCTGACCGACCCGATTCCCAAAAACCTTTATGACGGGACCGTCACACCCGTGCCCGTGACTATGGCGGATTACACTCGGAGGGATGTCTGATGGCTATTCTCGGTGCAAACAATCGATTCTGGCACACAGGGCCCGCGGTGGTCTATGCGGTCATGGGTCGCACTCCCGCCGAACTGGTGAACTACGCCCTAACCCCGGCCAACTGGATGGCCAACGCCTTTATCCTTGGCACCTGCGAGAGGTATCCGCAGATTCAGGTGCAGCAGATCCGCGAGGAGGTTCGCAACGACCTGGGTGGTGATTCGGTGATCGCCAAGCCGTTCCACGGTGAGAAGGCGGTCGTCCAGTGCGAACTCAACCGGTGGCACGAGGTGAATCTGGACAACCTTCGGGCCAACTTCTGCGGGCAACGCATCGGCAGGACCGGCCTCCACGAGGTCGTCGGTATTGGCACGATGGTGGACATCCCCGGCAACTCTTGCGGGATCTTGATCTATTACCCGGACAGTCTGCGCCGCCCACATGAGGGCATGTTCCTGCCGATGGCGACCCTCGATGACTGGGCTCCCGTCAAGATCGGCAACCGCACCGCCGCGGTCTCCATCCGCATGGAAAGCAACACCGGGTTCGCCATCGTCAACGGCAACACCTGGGTATCGTTTGATTATGTGACCTACCCCAACGGAACCGGTGGGCTGGACAACCTGTTGGTCACACGCTCTGAGGCCGAATTCAAGTCTGACATAACACCCCCGGAGAAGATCGATGTGGTTGAGAGTAGCCCAGACGCTCCTGAAGTTGCTGCCAAAATCTGATGTGCCCGCAGGCGAAACCCCGGTGCAGCAGGACAATGAGGCCCTGCGTCGCGGAATCGCCCAGGCGTTGGAGGAAGGCAAGCGGGACCAGCCGACCCAGCCGGAAAGTCCCCAGGCCGAAACGGTTCCCGCCAAAGCGCCCGAGACCCCCACGACCATCGAAGGTGACGAGGATGCTGAGTAACGGGTCCTTCGGTCCGTATTTCGACGGTGAAACGATCCGGTGGGCTGATGCACTGTCGGCTTGGAGGTTCCTGGAGGCCGCGGTTGGCTCCCCTGAGCAGACCTTGGTGGTCATCCAGACCGGCAAACCCGCCGAGGCCCTCAAGGCCGAGCGGGAACTGATCAAGGCGGGGCGTGAGGCCCTGTCACTACGCACCTTCGACCCGTTCACGGGTGTGGGGGTGACTGACTTGGTGGCCAAGCGATTGGTTACACAACTGATTGAATCAAGCGGGAGGCGCGGTTGAAACGGAACCCATTCGAGGAACCACAACCGCACCCCGAGTTCACGGTGACCACCGTCGAACCTCTGGAACCGATCCGTCACGAATATGACCGACCAGAACCCCTGGAGAGGGCCGCGGTGGAGTTTGGTGACCCAGTCACCCCGGAACGCCCGTCCTTGGAGTTCGGTGACCCAGCCACCCCGGAACGCCCGTCCTTGGAGTTCGGCCAGCCCTCTCAACTGACCACACCTGAGCCGTATGCCACCGGCGAGGCCCCAGAATTGACCCAGGTTGAGCCTGCCCCGTCCAAGGATGCAACGAGCGACCTGGAACCCTTGGCCCGTCCTGAGGTGAAAATCAGCCCTCCGGATGCCGTTGAACCGGTCAAGGTTGAAACCAGCACCCCAGAACTTTTGCAACCGGTCCAAGTGGAGACCAGCACCCCGGAACCTTTGCAGCCGGTGCAGGTGCGTACCAGCGTGCCCGAACCTGTGGCTCCCCTGCCTGGGGGTTACAAGATGCCTGAACCGGTGCCACCCCTGTCGGGGGATTACAAGATGCCGGATCCCCTGCCCTACCTCAAGCCAATCGAATTCGGTCAGGACCAAGTGGATGTTGAGGCGCTTCTTGCGGATCTCAAGCCCCGCAAAGAGGTCCGGTTCCTGAGGATGAGCGGCACGGTCACCACCCTCTCTGAGGAGGGTTACTGATGCTGCGTGGCTACAGCTTCGTCATGTACAACGATGTGGTGCTGGAGATCACCAAGCTGGTGTCCTTCAAGCGTCAGGCAGTCATGGACAAGGCTGGCCTGAACTACATGTACACCCGCTGCACCCTGGTGGTGCGCGGCATCCTGAGCCAGGCCACCTCCGAGCATTACCTGGGGCCGGGTCGGTATCGCCCGGACACGGGCAACCTCGAGCCGACCGTTTACGATGCCAACGCCCAAGTCTTCCCCGGTGAACGCCTGCCACCCGCGCCTGATCGCCTGAACCCGATTGGTGGCCTTGAATCAGACAACGCCATCCGCATGGCCCTGCTGGTCCCGCGCCGCCGCCTGTACTATGTCGTCGGTGGTGACTACCTCATTGATGCCCCGCATGGCAACACCCCATGCGATGTCAACTTCGGGCCAATCCCGCTTTTTGCCCATGTCGAGAAGATTGCCGGGATGGGAACCACCAGCATCCTGTTCGGGATCCAGGTGGACCTGAACCAATGCCCGATGTTCACGGGCATGGCGGATGCCCCCAAGGTGTTGTCCCACGAATACAGCCAGCAGGTCGAGGTGGACGAGAGGTTCCTGACCCGCCGGACCACCCGTGGCGAGATCAAGTGCCGAGCCGAGGACATCGCCCTCGCAACCACCTACCCGGACCGGTTTCGGGAGTATTTCTCGATAGCGGTCCCCGGGCACTACAAGCGGGATTCCATCCGGGTGGTGGCGCATCCTGACATGACCACGCTGGAATATGCGGTGGTCGATGTCGAGAAGGAACGCCCGATCGTCAACTACTACGACCCTGAGATTCAGTGGGAACTGAAGGACGCGGGTGGCAACGATATTGAGCGCATGGTCTCCCTGAAGGGTCCCTTGTCCAGGGTGGCCGCCCTCAAGGTAACCCATACCGTGGGTGGCGGGCGTGAGTTCACCAATCTGGCCCAGCAGTCGTTTGGCGCGGTGCCGGTGAATCCGAGCAACTTCCTCCCTGACATCCTGTTCCCCGGGACATGGAAGGACATCCTCAACGCCAACAAGGCGAACCTTGACACGTGGATCCGGGATTGGCTTGACCGCAACAGGAACCGGGCGATTGGCACCGAGCGGGTGCTGATGAACCTGCGCTACGGCACCCCGGTGCTGGAGGAATCCATCAAGATTGAGGTGATGGGCAGTCCCACATCCACCAGATACGAGCTTGAACTGATTGCCTGGTATGTCCTGATGGCCCGAATGCCTGTGGTGGCCAACAAGGTTGATGGTGCGTTCCGCGACCAGTTCTATGCGGGCGGAAGCATCTCGTTCAAGGTCACCCACGATGTCATGGGCAACTATGTCTCCATGGACTTCGGCTACAAGCGCGCCGCCCCTGAAGCTTTCGGCATCGGTGCAGCAATCACCGGCATGGGTGACATGCGGTTCGGCCCGATGATCTCGGGTGAGCAGTCAATCGTCGGTCAGGAAGTGATTGAGGGCGTGACCCTGCACAGCTACAGCAAGAACCATAACGCCAACGACCTTTACAACGTGCCAGCATCCCGGTTGCCCGAGAATGAATACAACCCGTGGGGGCGCAAGGGCGAGTTCATGCATGGCGCGGATTACTCCCCTGTGGTGGTGGATTCCCTGCACGATGCCTGCGAGGCCCCGCACGAACACTCCGAGCAGTTGCCTGACCGCGAAGCCAACCTTGACTCCACCGGTGATCCAATGCCTCGACAGGCCTCGACCGATCCGGTGATGAACCTTCGCCCCGTCACCCCGCAGAAGTCGGAAGGTGATGCCTGATGTTCCAGCGCACGCCATTCGCCGACATCATCCGGGAAGTCATCGCCCAACTGGAGTTGTACGCTCTAAAAAGCACCTGGGTGGGCATTCAGGAAAAGATCCCGATGATGCTGGGTGATTACCTCATCGCCATCCAGCCCGGTTCCCCCGTGGCCGACGAGGGTACTGCCACCGGCACGGGCCCGACCGGCACCATCATTCGCAGGACCATCACGCTGACGATCAAGTCCCGTTCATACGAGGACGAGGGGGAGCGTGCCTTCCAGGCGCTGATGGAGCATCTGACCGTGGAGGAGTTGGCCCTGACCGCCATACAGGCGTACATGTCAGACCTCCTCACCGAACCGATGTGCCTGACGGAGGGTGGCCAGTCCGTCCGACAGGAGACTGGGGTGATTACATCGTCCCTCCCGTTCCGTTGTGTTTATCCCGCTCTACTACTGGTGCCGCAAATGGAGGGTCCAGACAGTGTCCACGTGCCCAACGCCTAAGTTAATTACCGACCTTGACCCGAGGTATCCGATCACTAGCGACTATGTCGCCACGGCATCGGCCGCCAATTCTGGACCTGCTGGCAAGTCCACAGTCCAGCAAATCCTGGACTTGGCAAGCCAAGCCACCGCGATCATCTCGACGGTCACGCCTCCCCGCCCGAATGGTCCCGGCGTGATCTGGATCAACCCGATAGATAATTCGGTGTACTACTGGGACGGCAATGCCTGGATCCCGTTGGAGAACGCCGGTGGTGGTGGTGGCAACAAGGTCACCGTCTCCCCGAACGCGCCCAGCAACAATATCCTGGGCGACATCTGGGTGACACCTGAGGGTGTGATCAGCGTCTGGGACGGTAGCCAATGGATCACCTCCAGCGTCAGTGAGAACGACCCGTACTCCCCGAAGGTGGCCAGCGCGGCCCCCACGGACCCGGGCAAGACCGGCGTGATCTGGATCAACTCCACCGATGACTCAATGTCCTACTGGGACGGCGCAGCATGGTTGCCCCTGACCGCAGGTGGAAGCGGCCCCGGCGCGGTGATCTCCCCGACCGCCCCGCAAAACCCTGAATCCGGCACCATCTGGACAACACCTGAAGGGGTGACGCAGATCTGGAACGGATCTGAGTGGGTCTCGCCGTCCATCGATGTGCTGGCTGAAATACGCGGGCAGACCATTGAACCTTCTGTGGTGCAGCTTGGCCAGACTGGTCGGTTGGTTTTTGACGGTTCATACATCGTCGACAGCGCGGCCGGTCCCGCCATCCAGCAGGGTGCCGAGGCCAACCGCATCCTGACTTCCAAGGACCTTCCGACCATCTATGTCCAATTGGACCCTCCCACCAGCCCCAAGCCTGGTGACTACTGGGAGAAGACCTCGACCACGGCGACGGTGTATCAAGACGGCGCGTGGAAGACCGTTGCGATTTCGTAACCGGGCTAATGCCCAATGGAGACTCAGGCTATGGACGAGAGTGTGTATTTCTATGACGGCACCAAGTGGGTGGACCTCAAGGGTCCTGCTGGTGTCGCTGGTGCTGAAGGCCCTGCCGGTGCTGAAGGCCCAGCAGGCCCTGCCGGTGCAGAAGGCCCATCAGCCTATGATTCCGCCGTTGCTGGTGGTTTCACCGGCACCGAGGCTGAATGGCTTGCCACCCTGGTCGGCCCTGCCGGACCCGAAGGGCCTCAGGGTATCCAGGGCGTTGAGGGCCCGATGGGTACTCAGGGCATTGGCATCCGCTACATCGACACCGTGCAGAATGAGGCCGCTCTGCCCGCCACTTCCGCCCAAGGTGACCTGTATGTGGTCTCCGAACCGGCCCCGCCTCGAGGCTTTGTCTACGAAGAATCCACCTCCAGCTGGAGAGATGCCGGACCCGTGCAAGGTCCTCCGGGCGTTGCGGGACCACAAGGCATCCAGGGCGAAGCTGGCCCCGCTGGCGAAGCGGGTCCAACCGGCGCTGATGGCGCTCAGGGCATTCAGGGCGAGGTCGGTCCTGCTGGCCCTGAAGGTCCTCAGGGTATCGCCGGAACCAGCATCAATGTCTATGGTCCTCAGCCGGATGCCCCCGCGGCTCCCCTGAAGGGCGACTTCTGGTTGAAGACTACTGTCGTACGGTAATTGATCCAAGCGTGAAGGGAGACTGGTCATGGCTGATGATCTGATGTACTGGAACGGTGCCACCTGGGTTAGTCTTCAGGGAGTTGCCGGTCCGCAGGGCGTTCCTGGCCCGAACAAGGTCTCCCTTGACGCTGGAAATACCGCACGATTGGGCTCGGACGGACTGGTGTTCGTCGCGGCCCCCGTGGTCAACCTGCCTGTCGCGTCTGCCACCATCCTGGGTGCTGTTAAAATCGGCTCCGGGATCACGGTGGCGGCGGACGGCACCATCTCCATCGCCTCTGGCGCGGGGTATCTGCCCCTCGCCGGGGGTACGATGACCGGCACAATCAATGTGGCCGGGTCCACTGGCCTGAAGTGGCCAACATCCGGGATTGGCACCCAAGACTCCGCCGGGACGGTGGCTTTCGCGGCGCAGGACGGCAGCATCCTGTTCGAGATTGGAACTGCGGCAGCGACCTCCCGCAAACCGTTGATTGTTCCCCTGCCCACCAGCAACATCCATGCGGCCAACAAGCAGTATGTCGATGAATCAATCGCCGCCTTATCCGGAGCCAACTACCTGCCCTTGGCGGGTGGAACCATGACTGGCACGCTGTACACCAACGCTGGCACCGCGCAAGTCTTCGGTGCTGTAGCTGATGCAGCAACATCTCCGTATCTCTCAAAGAACGCCGGTGGCGACTTCATCATCGGCAACAACGGCAGCACTGCTGTCCAGATTCGCAAAACGGATCGGGTGGCGACATTCCTCGCGGTGCCTCAATGCTCAAGCGCACCCATCAACACCGCAGACTTGGTCAACAAGGCCTATGTGGACAGCAAGGTCGGTGGCGGTTTCCTACCCCTGACGGGTGGCACACTGACTGGGCCCCTGCTGATTGATGTGCCCTCCGGGTTTGCCCTGAAGCTTGGCAGTTCAACCGACTTCTACGGACTATACAAGTCGCTTAATGGATCGCTGCGGGTTGAGAAGGGCGGCGTTATCCTGTTCGAGTTCGCTAGCGCGGGGCACACCTCGCTCAAGCCTATCACGCTGCCTGCCGATCCGACTGTGGACATGGAGGCCGCCACAAAGAAGTATGTGGATGCCAAGGTTGCCGCCGGGGGCGGTGCTGGTTCCTACCTGCCCTTGGCGGGCGGAACCATGACCGGCGGCATCACGCTGCCAACCACGGTTCAGTCGCTCACCTGGGGCGCCTCCACCTACAACATCTTCGGCGCCAATGGCGGCGTGGCGGTGCGCTACGGAAACGCCAACATCGTCACCTTCACGGCAACGGGCGCCACCTTCATCCAGAAGATCACCACCCCAGGCACCGGCCAGGGCGTGGAGTTCGGCTCGGGTGGCGGTTACTTGTCAAAGGTGGGAACCGGCATCGGCGCTTATTGCGGTGGGCAGCAGCGTCTGTTGATAGGGGCCGCAGAGCATACCTCATCAGTGCCAATTGTCCTGCCCGCTGCCCCGACCGCCCCGCTCCAAGCCGCTACCAAGCAATATGTCGATGCCCGTGTGGTGGTCACCGCTGCGGGTGCCGCCGCCCCTGCTGTCACCGGACTGTCTGATGGAACCCTCTGGGTGGAGGCCTGATCATGAAAGTCCTGAAGGGCGGTACGTGGGCTGATTCCACCCCAAAAGGTGTGATGGTTGGTGGCGCATGGAAGGTGCCCCAAGCTGTCCATGTTCTGAAGGGGGGCGTGTGGGTCAAGGTGTGGCCTAATGAAGCACCGCCGCCGTACCTCTACGACATCAAGATCGAGTACCTGCCGAATTACGAGGTGAGTTTCACCGTCCTCGATGGCTGGCCTGAGGGCGATCCGAATGAAGTGTACATGTTCCGATGCACTCAGATTCCGCGGAACGGGTATGTCACGCGGACCTTCAACAAGACATGGGCCGCCAATGGCTACGGTGCCGGTCTTGACTGCACGCTAGAGGACCTGTCCAGCATCCCTGGCAAGGAACTCAAGAAGATCTCGTTCAAGATCAACCCTAGGCCCTGACTCAACATATTAAACACTCCTGAGGTTAACAATGGCCGTAGATGACTTGCTGTATTGGAACGGATCCATCTGGATGTCCTTGAGCGGACCACAAGGCCCGCAAGGATTGCAGGGGGATCAGGGTTTGCCCGGCGAACCCGGTCCCAAGGGTGATCCCGGCCCGCAAGGTCCGGAAGGCCAGCAGGGTATCCAAGGTGATGCCGGAAGCGGCGTGGTGATCAAGGGCACCATGACCACCTACCCGCCTGATGCCGCCCCCAATTCGGGGGATATGTGGATCGTGGGCGACACTGTTCCCCCAGGCGCACCACCTGATGCCGAACCCGGAGACGGCATCGTCTGGACCGGTTCGGAGTGGGTCAATGTCGGTCCAATCCGCGGCCCAGTCGGCCCTCAGGGCATTCAGGGCCCATCTGGCGTGGATGGCCCGCAAGGTCCAGCCGGTTCACAAGGCGAACCCGGCGTTGCCGGACCGCAGGGTGAAGCCGGGCCACAGGGTTCGCAGGGATTGCCCGGGGAAACCGGCCCGCAGGGTCCCCAAGGCGTGCAGGGTGACCCCGGCCCAGCCGGTGCCGACAGCACTGTCGCTGGCCCGGCAGGTCCGCAGGGCGAAACCGGACCCGCAGGACCACCCGGCGCGGATGGGGCTCAGGGCATTCAAGGTCCGTCTGGAGTGGATGGAGCGCAAGGCCCTGAAGGTCCCCAAGGATTGCAGGGCCCTACTGGCGAAGCTGGCCCCCAAGGCGATCAGGGTTTGCCTGGCGAGGCTGGCCAACAAGGTTTGCCCGGCAACACTGGTCCGCAGGGTCCAGAGGGTCCCGCTGGCGCAAAAGGCGATCAGGGCTTAAATGGCGATACTGGCGCACAAGGCATCCAAGGATTAACGGGCGAAACTGGACCTCAGGGACCACAGGGACCTACAGGTCCGAAGGGCGACCAGGGTATCCAAGGTCCAGCCGGACCTCAGTATCCAAGCGCTTTGGGTACGCCTGCTGTCGCTGAATACCTGAAGATCTGGCCGACCCTAGCCTCGACCACGCTGAAGGATTCCACCGTCCGCGAGGTGGTGTTTGCGGGCCTTGATCAGACCACGGCTCCCGAACCAACTGTCGCCTTGAAAACCAAGACCGGCAACCTGTCGTTTGCGGCGGCGGCGACAGACCTGACCGGGCCGATCTCCTCGGGTGTCCGATTGGGTACTGCGGCGGGCACCTACCACCCTCTCCTGAACCCGGCGGCGGCGCTGAATTACATTGAGGGCAGCACCCAGGTCAAGGGTTACCTCAAGGTCGTGCAGGGACCGGAGTGGGCTAGCCCGTACCAGTACCCGTCTCTATCAATCCCGATTTCAGCCCTGAACAACTTCACCTCCGGTACTACAGGTTTGCCGGGGGACATTCGGATATCCGACTCTTATCTATTCGTTTGCGTGCGGACGAATGCCTGGGGCCGAATTCCTCTGCAAGCGTTTGCGCCGAGCCACGATGTCACCACGCTGGAGACCAAGGCCAACATCATCTCCGCGGCTCCTGAAGTGGTTAGCCTTTCCGCGGGCCCTGTGACCATCCGGGTCACCGGTGACGGCTTTGTCACCGACACGGTAGTGCGTGGGTACGGGGTATCCAACTGCTGCGTGATGTCAAAAACCGAGTTGGTGTTCACCTACGACCCTGCTGCCGCGCCTGCTGGTGACAGCGTTGAGTTGGAGTTGCGTGATGACTGTGGCACCAAAGCAACGATCTTCCTGCTGTTGACCCCATAAGGAGACTCCCATGAGCGATGACAAACAGACCGTCACGCCAATCGCCAGCCAGGCCCTCCAGCCGATGTTGGCGAGTCTGGCAACGATTGTGGCCACCCTGCTGGGCACCAGCACGATGGTGAGCCCGATTAACGCCAACCAGGGCAAGATGCTGTCCGAGATGCTGGAACTCAACAAGTCCATCTCCGAGCAGACGAGGGTCATGGCGGAGGTGGTGAAGTCCAACAATGTCATCGCCAACCAGGTGGCGGCCAAGTTGGACAGCATCAACACCCGGCTGGACGGGCTGGAGAAGAAGCTGGCCAAGTGACTGATCAATCCCATCTACTAACGCGAAGGGGATAGAGACATGATATGTGGATTACTACTGACGTTATTCTGCCAGCGTGTTGAACTGCCGCCCACGATTCGTGCGGACATCGGGCAGTTTATAACAGTTCGGCCCATCTCGGTTGATGGCGGCACTGTCGAATACTACCCGCTTGACCCGGGCCTGTCGGTGTTCCCGTCCAGCCTGCTGACTGACAAGACCGCGCTGGTGTTCACGGTTTACCAGCCGGGCCGGTATCGGATCATGGCGTACACCGCCAAGGGCAATGTGCCCAGCCCGCCCTCCATCACGACCATCGTGGTGGGTGGTGGCCCGGGTCCGAATCCAGGCCCAAGCCCCGGTCCACGCCCTGACCACGGTCCGGACAAGCCGGATTTCGGCCCGGACAAGCCACCGCAACCCGCTCCTCCGCCCCCACCTCCGCCACCGCCTGCGGACATCACCGAGGACCCGCTGTATCAGGCTTTTGAGTCAATCGCCGGTGGATTGCAGGAGCCGAACCAGAAGCGCAGTCTGACCCAGTACGGCAATGCCTGGACGAAGGCCGGACCGGTCGTCGAGGGCAAAAACCTGGGCCAGTGGAATAGTGCCGTCAAGAAGGCCGCCACCGAGGAGGGTCTGCCACTCGGGGCGATCTCGGCCATTCGGGAGCGTGTCGGAGTCGAGGTGGCAAATGTCGTGGGGACCGACCCGGCAATGGCCTTGTCCGGTGACAAGGGCAAGGCCGCCAAGGACCTCGGCGTGAAGTTTGGCCTGATCTTCCTGAAGCTTGCGGAGAACAGCAAATGAGTGATGAAGAGAACAACATGCCCGAAGGTCTGGAGGGTGGTGGTGGTTGGCATCATGACCCCGAGAAGGTCGCCGCTATTCAGTCCACCCTGCCCCAGCCAGTCTGGGGTGGCACACCCGCCGCAAGCCTGAGCGACTACCCGAAGGAAATCTTCGGGTGGCGACTGTGGAAGGAAGCCACCGGCACCGAGTGGCCTGTCCTCAACCAGGGACAGGTGGGCAGTTGCTGCTCGTTCGGTGCCAGCCACGCCGTCATGTACAGCCAAGCAGCTGAAGCCGTCATGGGGGATGAAGAGACTCCGCTTATTCCCTGCATGGAGTTCATCTACGGAGTTAGCCGCGTGCAGGTGGGTGGAGGTCAACTGGGCCGGGGAGACGGCTCCCTTGGCGTGTGGGTCGCCAAGGCTGTCAGGGACTATGGCATCCTGGAACAGGCCCAGCACGGGCAGTATGACTGCCGCAAGTACAACCAAGACCGATGCCGGGACTGGGGGTCCAGTGGACCTCCCCAAGAGTTACTCGGTGAGGCCCGCGACAACAAGGTCGGCGCAATCACCCAGATGAGATCCTTCGAGGATTGTGTTCAGGCCCTCGCCCAAGGTTATGGGGTGAACCTCTGTAGCCAGCAGGGTTTCTCCAGCACACGGGACGGACAAGGGTTCGCAGACCCGAAGGGTACTTGGTCCCACTCGATGGCCGCGATTGCCTACCGTCTGGATCGGCCCGGGCTGTTCATCTGCAACTCTTGGGGCACGGCGTATTTCTCAGGTGGTCGATACCCTGACGACATGCCGCTCCAAGGGTTTTGGGCCGACAAGTCAGTTGTTGAACGAATGCTGGACTGTGGGGACTCGTGGTCTCACAGCAACGTGGATGGTTTCCCACTGAAGAAGCTGTCCTGGTGACCAACCTGGGAGTGGTGCTTCGGCAGGCGACAGGGCCGTGCGCGTCAGGCACCCCCTCCACTCTCAGGCCATACACCCGGTGCCGGGTTGATATCAAGGGGGCACCCCCGACGAGTATGAGGTGTTTTATGCGCTATGTCCTGATTGCCGTGTCCATGCTGTCCATGCTGTCCGTTGCCCAAGCTGGTCCCCTGCGTATCCGCGCTGAGGCCCGTGCTGAGGAGGCGGCACAACGTGCTGGCAAGGTCGTTGTCCTGTCCGATGGTAAACCAGCCCTGTTGAGGGGTGGTCAACTCTACCGGATCGAGAAGGATTCCGAAACCGGTGACCTCACCGTCTCCAGCAAGGGACTGCTGGCTGTCGGTCGTGAATCCTTCTCCAAGCCCGTGGTGGACCCAGTTCCCGCACCAGCCCCCTCAACCCGGCCCGCTCCTGTTGGTCGCCCACGCCGGACGACCTACTACGAGTTCGGCAACTGATGCGTGAATTGACCCCGGCGGTCTGCTGGGGAACCGGTTTCTGGCGGCCATGCCATGCTTCTCCACCCTGTGGATGTGCCCCGCAGGTTTCTCTCGGGACGGAGTCCGACTGATGCGAACACTCGCAATCCTATTGCTGATATCAATCCTGCAAGCTGCCCACAGTGGCCCGTTTGGCGTGTTCCGGCGGGGTGGTGGTGGACCGGTCAACACGACCGCCAACGCCGCGCAAGGTGCGGTTCAGGGGGTGTTCTCCAGCGCTCAGGGCGTGAGCGAATACATGGCCCGAACCGGCAGAATCGGTCACTTCGGGGGCAATTCCGGGTTTGAGGGCGTGGGCATGGGGGCGACTGCGGCGCAGGCTATTGCCAACACCTGCCGGCCACGCTCGGGTGGATACCCGAGGGAGACTGGCGTGTCACAGGGCGCCAACGGCATGTTCTACGCCTGCAACAGATGGTAGAATCCCGGCAACCTGTTACATTGTTCTGGTGACCCGGTGGGACTGTCCTCCCGGGTTTTTCCACATCATGGCGAACGGACTCCACCATGACCACGATTGACCTCATCTATCGGAAGCTTTCTGAACTGACCGACGAAAAGATCGAGGCCAGCACCCCATTGCGGGACACTGGCCTCGACTCGTTTGACCTGATTCAGCTTGCCTACGAATTGGACCTGCCGAACACCTACTCCACGAAGGAGCTAGGTTCCATGTCGCTCATTGATTACGCGCGTTTGCTGGATGAGCAGAATCCCGATCCGCTAATTCCTCAGGCTGGGCCGGTTTCGTAAACTCCAGCGTAAACCCACCGTTTTCGATGCCTGCTGCGTCCTCTGCCCAAATCCGCCCAAGGACCCACCTGAGTGCCCGGACTGCCTCGTGGGATGATTCCATGCGAGATGCACGGGTCAGCAGGAGCCAGCCATTTAGGGGCTGGTAGACCCCGAGGTACTGCCACCCGTGGGGCATCATGACACGCACGAAGTGGGTGCTGTGGGCGGACCCGTCAGAATCCACCCGGCTGAACTGGTACAGGTACTGACGACCATGTCCGTTCAGTGTCAGGGTCGTTTCGGTATCACAGAGAGACTGCTCGATCGTGTTCATGGTTCCTCCGGTAGCGTAAACATGTCAACGGATTGTATACACGATCCTTGCATCCTGTCCACTGGTATGCTGGAAATAATGCGTACCCGGTTGATGGAGGAGATCAGATGCTATCCTATGCTGGTGAACCACTACCACTTGTTACCGGTGAACTGAAGGGGTGGCTAGACTCGTACCTCTCCACTGCTGACCTGCGTATATCCGAACAGCGTCAGGCCACGATTGGCAGTCTGCCGTGTCTTCAGGGCATGGATCAGCCCGCAATGAGGCTAAGCCGTCTGAGTTGGCCAACCGGTCTGAGCCGGTACGCCAGCGCCCTTTTCTGCTGCACCTATTCGCAGCTAGACCGAATTCTGAGGGTGGTGGATACCCCCGGGGCCCAGCAACGACAGCCTGCTGACTTGAGGATCGGCAAGGACATCACGGTCAAAATGCACCTGCTGACCCCGGTGCAGGTCGCGGGCAAACCCTTGACTGGGGACGGACTACTGCCGGTTGATGTGGAGACTGACCCGGCTGGTAACTACAAGGACCCCGGCCAGCTATGGTTGCTCCCCTTGGTGGACGAGCGTTTTTTCCTCCTCGCCGGTTGCCTGCATGACATGAAGTCTTCCCTGACCTGGGAGGATTGGTTCAAGTCCGTCCACGAATCGACTTCAATCAACTGCACGGTGGATACCATCGATGCCAAGTTCGGCTACCCTGGCGGCTTGTTCTACGACTTACCCAAGGATTCCCCAGGCTTGCCCGTGCTGGCCGACAACGCGGCCTACTGCATCGGTCGGCGGTATGTGCGGCAACTGAGTGGTGACTACGCCCTGCAGACCTATGACAAGGCCCTGCCTCTGGTGACACCCGTCACAGGGTTTGGGGTGATTGCTGGATCTCGGAACAACCCTGCCCCCATCGTGCTGCCCAAGGGTGGAGCCTTCAGCATCTACGGGTCGGACACGGCAATCGATGTGGTGGCGGACACGCTGGACACTTGGCCCGGCCACACAAGGTGGCATGGCGGGCGCAACTTCCACCTTCGGTGCAAGGTCTCCGACACGGCCAAGGCTGAGGATTACGCCAAGGCTTTCCTGAAGGAGACCCTGAGATGGCGGTTCATCCACCAGGATGTGACGTTTGCGGACGCAAAGCCGTTCACCCTGACGGGTGGTGAAGACCGCCTCGAGATCACGGTCAACGCTGATTCGGTGACCACCAGGGTGTATGCGCGGCATTCGGAGTGGCACGACACGCTGTCGGTTCGGTTCACCGAGACCTACAACGCCGAGGATTGTGAGGGGTGCGGTGGTGGTGGTGGTGGCACTGTGGCGGGCCCGGAAAACTGCCCGCGGGTGTCCCATGTCGGTTGCACCGCCGGGATTATGACCGTCGGCTACCAACTCGCCTGTGAGTCCATCCCGGACCCGGTGCAGGGTCCCCCGGCGGGCGGTCCCGTCGGCACCATCGTCATGTGGGGCACCTCCACCATCCCCAACGGTTGGCTGGAGTGCGACGGCAAGGAGTTTGACCCCACGGTCTTCCCTGAACTGTTCGATGTCCTGGGAGACCGGTATGTGCCGGACCTGCGGAACCAGTTCGTGCGAGGCAAGGGTGACAAGACTGGGGCGTTGCTGTCCAAGAAGGCATGGACGACAGGTATGCCCAAGACCCCGTTCAAGGCATCCGCCGCGGGCGGTCACGACCACTCTGGTGGCGTGATGCCGGGGAGCATGACGGGCAACACATCCCCTGGCGGTTTCATGCAGGGCCGGACCGGGCGTGAGGCGGACCATGTCCACACCATCACCGGGGGTGACACCGAGACGGCCCCGGACCATGTGATCCTCCTCTATATCATCAAGGCGGAAATCTGATGGCGAAGTTCAACTGCAAGGGGCAGCAGCCCCAGGTGCCATACCGTCCCGTCTACCTCCAATGCTGGGGTCTTGGCAGGCTCCCAGGTGCCCTGCTCATCGATGTGGGTCCGGTGGTCAAAAACCCGGCATGGACCGGTCCCGACCTTTGCGGTGGCTACACGGTGAAGGATTCGGCCATGCCCCGCAGGCCCTGCACCTACACCTACGAGTGGAGCGGGTTGGACAACTTCGGCATCGTTCTGACCACCGGGTCGTTCGACTACAGCAGCAACACCCGCTCCGAGTTCCCGGTCTCCGACACGATCGACCAGAACCCGCTCCTGACAGACCCCGCTGGCAAGCCGCGCTGGTATGTCGGCGGCAGCGGATCGCTTCAGCCGGGAGCAACCTCCTGGTGCAGCCGGGTGAACGGCATCACCAAGCTGGAGGTCGTCGGCACCTATCAGACCGAGACCTGCATCGGCCCCATTCGCATCCACTACGAGGGACCCTGACATGGTCGCTGGAGCCTATGCCGAACTGCTGGCCGGTGAGTGCCTGGTGAAACCCGCGACCTGGGGAACCTATGGCAACACCAACATCGTCTGGCCTTACCGCCAGGTGAGCGTCTACAGCGTTTTCGGTTCGGTGGGTGGCACCAACCAGAACGCGGGCACCTGCGCCTGTGGATTCAACACCTTGGCCGATGGCAGCGTGGCCGCCGACAAGCCTGGGACCGAACCCCTGCCGGTCTTTTCCCTGCCGGGTTCGACCTACAGCCGCGGGGTCATCTACGGGCGGCACCCCGATTCCACCTTCGACCCGCAGAAGGAACCCGTCCTCCTGGAGTCCAGGGATGGCCGGGATGTGTACTTCAAGACCGCCGAGTTTGAGCCGTGGAGGAAGCGGTCCAAGTATCGCCCCGAGATCATCGGCAACACCGGGTACAAGACATTCGCCTCGGGTCCCCCGATCAAGCATGGCATCCTCTGCCATTCGCTGCGCCGCCGCCTGAAGCGCAAGGAATCCCCGAACAACCGGGACTACAAGGGGCGCATGTCGTTCGACTTCCTCGATGCCGACCAGCCGGTCTACGGTCAGTCCGACTGGATGGGGCACCTGCACCCGGGTCACTACCTGTGGACGAACGAGGGAGTGCCGGAACCTTTGCTGGCGGTGCGTCACTATGAGGACGGCGGTTCGGACCCGGATCTGGACACCGACGGGGCCTTCAAGCATTTCTTGCCCTTCTGCGCCCCGATGCCCGTCTATGACGAGAACGGCACCTCCATGGGGTCGTATATCGGCTACACGATGCAGCAAATCTTCGGCATGGGGTTCATCCACTTTGCCGATGCAACGAACTATGTGCCGGATCCGTCGAAGCCGGGCCGGTACATCCAGAAGAAGGTGTTTTTGCCCGACGATTACCGCTCTCCAATCAACCCGCAGACGGGCAAGCGCACCCGCCAGGTGAACCACCGGGAGCAGTTCTTCTCGCTGTCCTCGCACCTGTTCATGGTGGGCGACAACCCCAACCTGGGCAGTCCGCTCGTCGCCCGCACCCGGTACTGGTGGTACAACGACGGGTTGGTCACCGACCAGCCTTGGATCAACCGCCCGTATTTGTGCGGCTTTGTCGATCCGAAGATGTCCGCCGGGGCCTGGGACTTCCCCATCCAGTTCAACATCTTGGGTGCTGACGGCAACCCCGCCGCGCCCGAGAACATTCTGATCGGCCTGGAACCCGTCTCCACTTACCTGACAGCCTGAGGACCCCATGGGTAACCGAGTCTCCGTTGGCACCGAGATCTGCGCGGATGCGCCACCCCTCATCGAAACCAGTCTGGACTGCTCACTCTGCACGATCGGGTTTCCCCAGTTCGGGGGACGGTTCCTCATCTCGTTTTATTCCGGAGACTTCTGCCCCACTGACGCGCTGGAGCCCTCCCCCTCGATCTGGTTGCAGGGGATGTACCCGAAGATGACGCAACTGAAATGCGTCCAGCCCGGCTATGACCAGGAACCGGACCCGGGCCTGTTTGCGGGGGAAGGCATCTTCGGTTCGGTCAGCTACCTGAACCCGGCGACCAACCGCAGCGCCGCGCAACAGTTCCGGCACCGTGTCGAGGTGCGTCCCACCTCTGAGTACACCATGAACCTGAAGTGGACCTGCCAAGTGCTGGGTCCCCGCTCGATCTGGTCCCCCTACTCCTCCCTGAACATCGAGGTGGTGGAGGTACTCGGACCCAACGACAGTACCGCCACCCCGTATCGGTCCCGGCAGTTCGTCCCGGTTTCCGGCACCTCCTATGTGCGCTGGGCCGGGGAAACCCGCACCTATCCGCCACCAGCAGGGGCCGCCCGCGGTGACATCTACACCACGCAGTGGTCGCTGGAACAGGACCCGCCCCTCCAGTTCCTGCCCGACCCGTTCCCGCCCCAAACCCCGGCGGGCTGGGCGTTCGTCTGGGACGGCAGCAAGTGGAACGGCTATGGTTCAGCCACCCGCTGGGACATCGAGAAGATCCGGGCCGATAATGGCCAACCCATCACCATGCGCCGGTACATCCCCATCAGCGTGGACACCTCGATCGCTGGCGAGGGCGACGGGGTGGCGAGTGCGGGGATCACCTTGGGGCTTGAGTCCATGCGTGAGGGGTGCGGTGGCGGTGGCAACTCCTTCCCCATCTGCGGGATGTGGTTCCCGATCAAGGACGACAGCAATGACGGAGCTTGGCACACCTGTTTCAGGGTCATCACCCAGCCCGACGGCGGGCTCCCCTGGATGACCCAGATCGGGGCCGACCAGACAGACTGCGGCAAGCGGTTCCTGGTGAACGATGGCACCGTCCAGTACGGACCCTACTGCGGATGCGACAAGGTGATAATGAAGGCGTGGGGGCGCTGGGAGTCCCAGAAGAACGATGCCATCCCCTGCTACTACCCCGAGGTGGTCTCCATCGGCGTGCCTGGGGAAGCCGTCGCCCAGGTCCAGGAGATCCAGACCAACGGCACCGGGTCTATCGTCATCAAGCAGTTGGACGGTGGGAAAATCTGGGCGTGCCACGGGATCTCCCAGGGGGAAGACCCGACCAGCCCGGACAAGTGCAGCAAGATGGACTGGGACTTCTGCGAGGTCACGATGGACAAGGTGGTCACCACCGGCAGTCCGTATGTGTACAAGCTGCGCTTCGACCAGCACAAGCTGACGATGTGGCTGCACTCGCTCCGGTTCCCCTCGGACCCGATTCTCCCTGAGCCCTGCATCAAGAAGGACACGGCCACCAGGTTCGCCCCGGCCCCGGCTCCCAGCCCGGACTCCCCGCCCATGGACCGTCGTGGGCTGGAGCGGATCCAGTTGCCCTGCACCTACTTGGGGGAAAAGCTCCGCAACCAGCCGTTGAAATGCAGGTGCGGGACCGTTGATGTGTACACCTGCTCCAAGTTTGGCGAATGCACCCGGGTCATCCATGATGGGCTGGACTGCTGCGCCACCTGTGACACGTACATCGGAAAGGTGCAGGTGTAAAAATTCTCTCAATCACCCCTTGCAACTATACCGATATGGGTATAGTATGAGGTTGTCAGGTACGAAAACCTGACAGGACACAAGAGGGGTTAAAATGTACACAATCGAAGCGAAAATGTCTAACGGCAAGAACGAAACCTTTAACGACCTGACCGACCTTTTCAGGTGGTTGGCTCACTACAATCTGGAGCCAGACGAAAACGGCTGGACGGAACTAAACGAGTACTGTGAGAGGCGTGTGGCTTACGCGGTAGACGATGCACCTGAAGATCCATCTTGCGAAATGTTGGTACAGTGCCACATCCCCGGAGCAGCTCATAAGTTTATTACTGAATCCGAGGAAGTATGAATCTGCTTTCCACCAACGAAGCTGCCACCCGGCTGGGAATCACCCAGCGCCGAGTGGTGGCCTTAATCACCTCGGGCCGGTTGCCCAGCCAGCGTGTTGGCAAAATGCACGTGGTGCGGGAAAAGGACCTCAAGTTGGTCAAGGACAGACCGCCGGGGAGACCGGCCAAAGACAAGTAAAGTAAGGCAGAGGCCCGGGGGACTGATCCTCCGGGCCTTGCGGTTCTGTGACCTATCTGTCCAAGTCCGCGTCAGCCTGAATGTCCAGACGCAAGTGCTTGGACATGTGCTTGACCACTCTGATTGCGATTATGCGTCCCTGCTGGCCTGTATAGATGCCATGCAGGACACCGTTCACGATGGCCTTCCACTTTTTGCGCGTCTTGCCATCTGTCGGTGGGTCACCATACGGCAGCACGCTGCCTACGACCACGCCGTTGCACTCGATGTGAAACTCTTTGCCACCATGCGGACTGGGCCGCTTTTCCACCTTGGACTCAATCATTCTCGCCTCAATCTGTGCAGTGGCAGGGTAGTGTGTCATCGTCAGGGAAGCGGAACTCTTGTTGGGATTCCGCCATCTGGATCAATCCGCGGTAGGAGGGTCGGTCTGAACGAAACCGGCCAATCTTGGCGGTGCCATCCTCCTTCCGCCCGATGGCCCGCTCTTCACGGCTGGCCCACCATTCCAAGGACCCCGCGTCTTCCTTGGCAATCCTCTGAATCTTGTCCCTTCCCTTCAGGAAGCAACCCACGCAGTTACCGAGTAGGCGGGGAATGCCAAGCCGGAATGGATGCTCTTGCCAGAAGCGTTCCACGTCCTCCAGGGTGTGGCGGGCATGGTACATGGGGCAATCGACCTCGTTGCGCCTACTGTTGGACTTGATCCGGGTCACCCGGTGCGGCTCGTCATAGCGCAGACCGACCACCTCGGTGTGCCCATCGTTAAACCCAAGGGTTTCTGCCCACCGATCAATGGTGCGAATCTTCAGTTCCACTGTGCAGAACCTAGTCACAGGGTTGGGCAGGTACTGCCGCTCCTCCACCAGGATGTCAAACGGCTCCCCGTTGCGGCTGGCGGTCTCGTAGGTGACCTCCACCCAAGACTTCTTGGGGCGGTACTCCAGCCAATGGACCTTGACTCCCCAGTTCTGCTCCACATCCCGGATGAATTCCAAGGTGGCAGGGTGTTCCAGACCGGTGTTGGCGAAGACCACCTTGATGTCGTCGGGCAGCGTTCCTCCATAAGCCCGCAAAACCTGCCACAGCATGAATCCGCTGGTGGCTCCACCCGAGAACGAGATGATCCCGGGGGTGTCAATCCGGTAGTGGTCAATCATTCCACCACCCCCTTGCCCGCGCCGCCTGCCTAGCCTTGTCAAAAAGGTTTTCCTGCATGGCCGTGTCAGCATCCACCCGGACGATGGCGAGTTGCTCCTCATGGCGCGGAGTGTCAGGGAAAAACGAGGCGAACAGCATGGACTGATGACCCATGACTAACATCTGCCAGTTCACCTGGGGACGGTAATAGTCTACCACCTCCCCACCTAAGGCCATCTCGTGGACCTTCCAGCTTGGGCACTTGATCTCGACGATGATCTTGTGGTCGTCACTGATACCGTCCAGACTCGCCCGCAAGAACTTGTACTGAGCGTGCTGGAAACACCCGGGGCGGATCCAGCACTGGGTCGTCTCGATGAACCTCATGCGGGCGGCGGGTTCCAGCGCGGTGCCCCTTGCCATGCGGGCGTTGGGGGCTTTCTCCATCTTCAGCTTCTTGAGCCCCCCGAAGAACCCGGCCATCTGGCAGGCATCACTGCTGCCGAAACCCTCGTCACGCCAACGGCTCCAAGCCTCACTGCCCTGCTCCAGACCCTTCAGTTCTTCAGCGTTCATGCTGCCTCCCATGTGATTCCGATTCGTCGAACCTTTTCGCGGAGACGATCCACCGCGTAGCAGACTGCCTGCCGGGACATGCCCACCTTGGCACCGGTTTCGGTCATCGATAGCCCTGCCATCAGGTGTTTGCAGATCTTCTGATCACGTTTGCTGATGCCTGACATCACCCTTGCCACGGTTGCCCGGTCATGCTCCCGGCGTACCCACCCGAAGTGGTCACCAGAGCAGGGAATGACGTTGGTCAGGTCCTCGATTGAGACGGTAGTGGAAGCGCGGCATTGGGCCTCCGAGTGACGCATGAGTTGCGTCCGAACTGCCCGTGCCTGCCACAGCAACCATGTGGTGAACGCACCCTTAGTCTTGTCGTACTTGTAGCCAGCGTGAACCACCCTGATGGTCAGCTCCGAAACGAACTCCTCAGGGCTGATACCCAGCGGTGGGCGAACCTTGTGGGCGGCCCAGAACAGCAATGCCGGTTGCCGCTGTAGTCTCTCCCGGACCCGTTGCCGCCCCCACTGCTTCTGGGCTTTCGTCGGCGCAGCTGCAACCTGGATTCCATCTAGACCTGTTTTTTCAGCACCCATCAGCACACCCGGATTCCTGTTGTTTTCCGTACCAGCAACCCAAACTACCCCCCTGCCGCCGGGTTGACAAGATGACAATATGTCACTGGGATACTTGCTCACACCCAAACGGAGGAGACCCGATGACTATTAGGGAATTGTTGACCCGGATGCTGGCGGATAGGACTGACCTGAGAAGGACCACCAGGATCAGCTACCGGGTGGAACTCCAACGGCTGGCCGACCTGTTCGATGTGGAACCTGAGACCCTGACCGCACCCAAGTTGGAGCGTTGGGCTGGCTCAAACCAGCTACGCCGCCGCACCCTGAAGACCCTGAAGAGCTTGCTGAACTGGGCGATGCGAGTCGGGCTGGTTGGGGCAAACCCGGTGGCTCCATGCAAGGGGCCCAAGGTCAAAACCTTGACCAATCGCCCAGGCATTCACCGCGCATTGGAACTGCCCGCAGCATTCAGTAAGCCACGGGACAGGGCCCTCGTCACCTTCCTGCTTGATTCAGGCCTGAGGATCCGCGAGGCATTGGGCCTAACATGGGACCGGGTGGACCTAACCAACCGCTCGGTGTTGGTGGACAGGGCGTTGGACACCCTGGGCCAGTTCCAAGGGCTCAAGGTGGATGGCGCCGAAAGGGACTTGATCTTGTCCGCCCGGACGGTGGCACTTCTGCGGGATATCCAGCCAAAGCTGAACCGCGGACCGGTGTTCCGCAACCGATTCGGTGGTCACCTCGATGCCCACAACTGGCACTGTCGGGCTTGGAAACCCGCCCTCCAACGGGCCGGGATATACCTCAGAATCCACGATCTACGCCATGCCTGTGCCAGCCTCTTGCTTGAGGCGGGCTTGCCCATTGCCGCAGTCCAGCAACGCCTAGGACACTCCTCCATCGAAACCACCATGCGCCACTACGCCCGCAGGTCGGCCAAGTTGAGCCGGGATGCCGCGTCCGCCATGGATGGGATTCTGGGTGGCCTAGGCAACACGGATTCCTGATACCAAGCCAACTGGTACGCCTGTCCGGACACCCTCACCGGACACCCGGACACAACCGGACACGATATCGGGCGCTATACCACGCCGGGGCCTTCCCTGGCGTTTTTGCGTTCTAAGCCACGCAGAGTGCAAAGTGGTACGATCCGTCACCTTGGGGCGCAAAAGCCCGCCAGAACGCAAAATAGGGGCCATTCTGGCCATGCTGGTGTCTGTTGGTCTGAATGAGGTGGTCAAACGAGGGACTAGAAGGTCCGGTGACCAGTTACGCTGGAAACAAAGCTACTTGCATCACATGTAAGCATCTTGTCCGAAGACCGATGCTCTGTCCAGTTGAGCTACGGGTGCGTATATCAGTTCTACCACATCACCGCATATCGTGCAAGACCTTCTGGAGGTGACGGGATGCCGGGTTGCAGCCCCCTCCTCCCCTGCACCCCTCCACCCTGTGGGATGTGTCGGGTTGGTCGGTTATGGGGTTTTTCCTGCCGCCGAAAAATGGTGGTGGTGGTTAACCGGCCAGGCGTACCGGTGTACCAACCGCACTGCTGAATCGTTTGTGCAAACCCATTACTGCTGATCGCCAAGTCTCCTCAGGGTGGTGGGTAACTGACCTCCATACCCGTCAGTGCTACATGAACTACTAACGTAGTTCATGATGAATAGTACACGCCCGCGCATGCGTAAGCACACGCCGTGCCAAATGGACCTACTTGCCCTTAGCTGCCTTTAGCTTTGCCTGGAACCGGCGCTGCATCTCGTTGATGCGGTCAGTGACGAGTGGTAGCTGCTCGGTGCAGAATTCCATCACCGCTTGGATGGCCAACTCCTTCTCGGTTTTGCCCAACGCCATCGCCACCATGTTCAGCAGCTCCTTGGACTCAAGGTCCAACCTGACCGTCAGGTTAACGTCCCTCGGATCGCCTGACTTATCTACCTTGCCCTTGCTCACATTCAGCCTCCCTAGAAGGTGTCTTCGGAAATCCAACCCTGTCACCAGCTTACAGCGAAACTTGACAGGTTGACAAGTCACGGCTTGCAAACCTGCCTGCCTGAACCCAGAATCCTGTGACCACCTGTACCCAGTCACCGTGACTGAATACGCCGGTTGGTACGCTAGTGAACATGTTTGGGAAAAAAATATGAATCAGCCTGTCACCACGGATTTGGCCATCGTGCCGAGTCCGCAACCGAGTAACCAGGAGTCGAAACCGGCTCCTACCGCCAACGAGCTAGTCGCGGCAAACGCAGTCAAGAGCGGCATGTTTAAGGGTTTGACGGTCAGCACGGCCCTGATGATTCTGCAAATGGCCGAGGAGCTTCAGATCCCTGCCGCTCAGGCCTTTGGCAGCATCCACATCGTGCAGGGCAAGCTGGTGCTGTCTGCCACCCTGCTGGGTGCGTTGGTGCAGCGTTCAGGGAGCTTTGACTACCGGGTCACAGAAAACACGGACAAGGCCGCCGAGGTGGAAATCTTGCGCCGGGTGGATGGTGCGTGGGCATCGGTTGGCAAATTCCGGTTCAGCATTGAGATGGCCAAGCGGGCTGAGTTGCTTGGCAAGTCCGTCTGGAAACAGTACCCCGAGGCGATGCTGTTCTCGCGGGCCCTGACCGCAGCAATCCGCATGTTCGCGCCTTCACTCACAGTGGTCGCCTGCTACACGCCTGAGGAGGCTGAGACATTTGACAGCCCGCAGCGTTTTGGTGGTCAACAACCCACCCGTCGCATGACGGAATCAGAAGCGGGCCAGATGGCCAGCATGGTCAACGGCGTGCGTGAGGCCAACTCCTAATCCACCAACGGGTCAGGAGGTTGGGGCCGCTCACCCCTACCACTTCACATCCTGACCCGTTGGTCCCCGAGCTTTCTCGTCATCACATCAATCACAGGAATGGACACCTATGTCTCTAAGCATCGGATATCACCGCGCAAAGATCATGACCACCGCAGTTGCGGTACGCAACGACTCACGATGGGTCGAACTAGAAGTGTTCACGGAAGGTGGTGAACAGGTGCTGGTGAAGCTGTACCTCACCCAGCGTGCCCTGCCGTGGACCCAGCAGAAGTTGGAGCGTCTTGGCTTCAAGGATTCGTTGGCCAGCATTGCAGGCAACCGCTCCATGCTTACCGGTCTGGTCGTGGACCTGCGGGCAAAGGAGGGCAAATCCCCACGCAACGATGGTGGGTTCTGGCCTGAGTACGAGGTCTACCTGCCGAAGTCAAAGGCAACAGCCCCTGCTCAGGACCTGCCTGATGGTGAGCTACCCACCGAGGGTCGCTTGACTGAGGCGCAACTGGGAGCCCTGGAGGACGAGGTTGGCGGGTTTGACTGGGGGGTCAAATGATGTTCGGCACTGACGACCGCCCCAGGTGGATCCAGAAGCACAATGCCTACTTCGGCGCTCGTTTCACGACCGGGATCTATCAGGAATGGACTGAGATCTTGGTGCGTGAGATGGGAGCCACCGGAGACGCGCTGCTCGAGGCGGTCAACCAGATGATCCGACATGGCCAGAAGGGTTTCGTGGAGGACCACCTTCGTTCTTTGCAGTCCCATGTGGCGAAGAACTGCGGCGGTTGCACCACATGCAACGGGAGGGGCCTTGTTGAGGTTCCCAACCGCGGACCTAGGCGTGATCAGCTACCTCTCATCTCGTTCATCTGCGGTTGTCCGCGTGGTGTGCAGGTGAGGGTGAGCAAGTATTCCGATGCTGGCCTTCTCTCAGAATATGAGGACAGGTACGGCAGCGGGTGGCGGGATGAGCCAAGGAGGGCCATCCAGTCCATTGACGTGGGCGAAATCACCCCGGGCAACATGGGTTCAGCCTTCCGCATGATTGTGGAACTGGCCAAACGATCTCAGGAGAGTGCCCTTGTCTCCTGATGAAGCAACTGCCTTGGCCGAACTCGGCCTGCTCGTGGAGAGGACGCAGCAGGTTGAGTTGGCCCGGGCGGCCCTCCTGGGCGTCATCACCGGCCATATCAAGGCCGAGGTTGGTGGCCCCCTGTGGGAGCGGTGTGTGGAAATCATCACGACCACAAGTCGTGAATGAGCCTTGGCAGGGCGGGGCAAGGCTGGGCCGGGCTGGGCACGGCCGGGCGAGGCACGGCGTGGCTGGGCGGGGCGAGGCAGGGCACGGCTGGGCAGGGCCAGGCAAGGTGGTTGAACTTAGCGGCATCTCGGGTTGCAAGCGCCCGGACAACCTATCCCGAAAGGGAAGTGCGGCGCGGCTGGGCGGGGCGGGGCAAGGCGCGGCTCGGCACGGCCGGGCGGGGCAGGGCTGGGCGGGGCAGGGCCGGGCGGGGCAGGGCAAGGCAAGGTGGTCGGACTTAGCGGCACTGGAGTGCAAGCCTCCAGACGACCTATCCCGAAAGGGAAGCGCGGCGGGGAGTGGATGGGCTGGGCGCGGCTGGGCGGGGACTGGCTAGGCCAGGCTGGGATTGGCTGGGCAAGGCAAGGTGGTTGGGCTTAGCGACACCGTGGTGCG